TCGGGTGTATCGAGATCAGTTGACATGATGTTCAGCTCACCTTGTACACCATCATGAATGATGATATAATCTTCACCATTAACTGTAACCTCACCTAAACTAGCCTTTTTGGATTTGACACCAGGAAAGTCTTTGTAATCAGAGGCATCAAAAGTTTTCATCTTAATCATACCTTTATCGAATAGGCCTTTGATTTTCGATGATATTACACCAAGAATACGTTTACCTCTACCCTCTTGCATTTCATCTTCGGCTTCAGGATCCTCGTCGTCTACTGTAGGATCCATTGCTTCGGCTTCATCCACTTCATGTTCGCCAGGCCCGCCAAAGGCATAATGTTGGTCGCAATCAGCGCAGATCACATCACCACGCTCAGTGGTTTTGCCACTGCCCTCAATGCGCTTACCGCAACTGCTGCACCTTTTCCCTGAGGCCATTGCTTCGGCTTCCATCTTCTTCTCGCCGTCTTCGTCGTCTTCGTCGTCTTCATCTTCGTCTTTTGCTTCCATACGAGTTGCAACAACATCTTCGAGCATCGCCGAGATCCGTTTCTTCGCATCTTCCTTGATGTCGTTACCTTCAAAGATAGCGTCGAAAGATAATTTATTTTTTGCCATGAGTTGATGTCTCCTGTTTTCTTGTATTATTATTTATATAAATTAAAGTTCTGACAGCCATTCTTGAAAGATTCGAATCTTCTCTTCCATCAAGTCGTTCTGTGAAACTTTATTGAGTCGTTTCTTTATTTGTGAAGCTTTCTTTTCTTGCAGTTTGCCATTGTTCCAGATCCATTCCTTCTCTTCCATAACAGCAGTTACGAATGCCTCAGGAGCCGAAGGATCGGCAACAATGTCAGCGGCAGTCATTAGTCTGAAGTCAGGCTGCACAATATTCTTGGCACCTTGCTGTTTCAGAGTTCCTACACCACGAGAAGAAACTCCCAGAGTCGCTCCAGCATCAATGAGTGCCTTGACGATATTACCATTGGGTGTTCCTAGAATTTCTGCTCTGCCAATGAAGTTATTGCCATCACGAGTCAGGGATCGAATCATATGAGACACTCGCTCTAACTGAATGGTAGGAGTATCAGGATGACCCAGTTCACCATAGGCCCGATTGGTATCAATATGTTCTTTGCTATATCGATCTATTTCTTCGGAGAGAGTATCGATAGGATACTCTCTGCCATTACGATTCACCATATCACCCTGAATGAAGATACCTTCCAGAAAGTATTTTCTGGTTCCATCTTTTCCTTCTGTGATTACCTTTACTGAATCGTGGACTTCTGTTAAGAGTTTCATTTAGACTTTGACAACTCCTTATAGATTTGAGTACTGTTGAGAGTATCCGGTCGCACCAGACAAAGCAGGACCAGTCGAACCAGTCATAGAATAGAAACCAGTCGCACCAGAGTTATAGGTACCAGTCAGAGGCTGCTTCAATACAGTCATAAGCACTGTGTAATATCCAGTCGCCGCAGTAAGAGAAATCTGACCAGTCTTACCAGCAACCCCAACATTGTTCCAAGCATATGCAGAGTAATCTCGTTTGATTCTCATCTGACCACTACCACTTAAATTGCAGATATTAACAGGAGATGTGCCTACCCAACTAAGAGTGAGTGGCTGAGACGTTGACCAATTGATAGATTCGATTGCAAGTTCGGCTGCAATAAGTCCGGTGGATCCACCAATAATACCTGTGGCCCCTGCCGGAGACCAGGATCCTGTTGCACCAATTTGATTACCAACCCAACCAGTTAGGAATGAAGGATCGACAATAACAGAAGCAGATTCAGCAACATTCGAACCTGTTACCAATATGGTTGCTCTGTGTTGATCCTGTCGTAGAATTTGCGCTGTTCCGTTAAATGCCATATGGTATCCTTAGTATTTCCTGATGATTTCTTGTTTCATATTATTCAGAATCTCAGTTGCCTTAGCATAAAGAATCTTACTGACAGGACTTTCCAGTTTTGATGGTTGATTCTTCTTTGTTGCTGTTAAGATATCTTCAATGTATTTATTCTCAGTGGATTTTTTCATATATGCTCCAATAATATTTATTGCTCTGCTTCAGGAGTTTCTGGTTCTGGAGTTTCTACTGGAGTTTCTTCTTCTGGAGGTGGACCACCACCTTCAATACCAGTTTCTGTTTCTCGTTCCACCTCAGGATTAACCAGACCATTATCAACATCAATCTGTTCCATTTCCTGATCGGTCTGCTTCAAAAAGTTCTGGCGAATATACTTCTGGGAGTAGTAACCTTCACCCATGTCAATTGCCTGTTTTGCGACTTCCATTCTCCGAGAAATGATTTCAGATTCATTGAATTCCATGAAGTGAGACTCACCACGGAAGTCATAGAAGATAAGGTGCTTGAGTTCTGTTTCCCATTCATCAGGAGTGATGATCTCTTTGAGAATCAATTGTTTCCTGAGTAGGTCAGAGAAAAGCGCAGAGAATCTGGTTCTAAGTCTTTGAACAAACTTGAAGAACTTGATTTCTTCTCTGTTAATTTCTGTGGATCTTCCTGTGTTGAATGTTGCAGCATCATCCAGACGAGCCACAGGGACGTGCAAAGATCGATATAGTTTGCGTTGGAAGTACTGAACGTCGGTGAGTTCACCAAGATTCATACCACCAGGAAGTGTTCCGATTTCTGTTCCACGCCCACCTTCACGACGAGGAAGCCAGAAGTCTTCGGTCATTGTCTGGGTCTTCTTGTCGTCTCTGACTTCACCAGTCTCGGAATCATATACAATCTTATTACGATATTTGTTCATAATATCGTTTACATATTGTTCGGCCTTGACCTTGGGTAGATTACCAACGTCAATGTAGAAGATTCTGCGTTCTGGTGCTCGGGATAGACGATAGATAACAGTAGCATCTTCGAGCATTCTTAGTTGATTCAGTGGCTTGATTGCCTTGTGAAGATAAGAAAGCACAACAATATTATTCTTATCATCCACAAGACCTGATGTTACCGAAGCCACCGAATCCACCGGGAGTTTTAGATTCTGGTGCTCATTGTATACATAGAACTCGGTGATATCAGAGATAACTTCCACACCACGAGGATTCTTTTCTCTGTTTACTTCCTTGATCCTTTTGACCCTACGAGGATCCATATAGGATAACTGTTGAATACCATCTTTGGGACTATTGGTATCAATGGCAATATAGTAATAGATTCTACCATCGACATACCATCTCCTGAAAATTTCGTATGAGTTCTTATCGAAATTTAGCAGAGACAGGATGGTGGCAAATTCCTGTCTGATAGAATCTTTGATATCGTCCGAATACTTTACCTTCTGAAGATCAAGTGAGACAGGAGCTTCCTGACCATCAGTAGAGATAGCTTCGTTTACGATTTCGTCTATAGCAGATTCAACTTCGGCCTGAAGTCCGATTTCTCGATACTTGTTAATCAGCAGGTTCTCGTTTGTTGTAGAGAATTCCAAAGAGTAAGAAGTGCCAAAATACCCACCAGAAGATACTACGGAACCTTCGGTGTCAAGCGGAGGAACGATTGAGTTGATACTCTTTCGCTCCTCTTCCTTGAGTTCCTTTTCAGTACGAACAATTTTGAATCCAAAAAAATCTAACATTATATGGTATTATCCTTTTTGTTTGTTACTGATCGTCAGTGTTATCGTTAGTCCACCAGTCATAATGCCAGGTAACGGGGAACTCTTCAATAGTATCGGTGGTATTCCAGTCAACATCAATTGCAGCAATTTCGGCTGGCCAGATATTTTCAATATAATAAGTTTTAATTCCAGCACCCTCTTTACTATATTGGGTCACTCTAGCACTAGCACTTTTATAGATAGTATCTGTTCTCACATTACCAACATGAGAATTAATTCCAGACATCCAAGTTTCTAATTGATCACGAACCCCGAAATCTTCAAGATTGATGATAGTAGTTGTCCAATCAGCAAAGGTGCGATCACCCGCAACCTTAATCTTTCTACCAAAGTAAGGGACTTCAATCATACCAATAGTAGATGCAGGTAGAGAAGCCGCTTTACAAGTAAATTCTAAATTAGGAATAGTTCCATCAGCCCAACTGATAACAACATCAAATAGGGTATTTCTTGCTCCTTCACTTACCTTCTCTAGAGCAGACTTAAAATTGTTTACATTAAATGGCATATTTTTTATCCTCTTTTATTTATTCTAAGATTTTGAAAGGGGAGAAATTAATCTCCCCTCGTATTAGAATTGACCGACTACTGTCTTGAAGTCAACGCCAGTAGCAACGGCGACGAAGTTCAACTGAATGTAATTGATTGAACGAGCTGGCTTGATGTAGATATCGCCAACGAACTGATTCGCATCAATTACTTGAGGAGTGTTATTTGTGGTGTCACAAACAACCTTGAAGTCTGTAATGCCATTCCGACCCTTGACTGTTCTCAGGAACGGTTCTACAAGACCAACAAACTGGGCACGAGTAGAAGCATTATTGAGTTCGAAGAGGGAGAACTTGGCAGCAGCCGAGATAGACTTTTCCAGAGTAATGAACAA